TATGGCCGAAGCCTACACACGCTCCCATGGACAGCGAAGAAGTTAAGGCTGGATTGCTTAAGCCTTATGTAGGAGCATATACACAGCTTGATTTCAGCCTACCATGTCCGAGTATCTTTGATACATCAGAGCAGATCAAAGAGAAGTATGGTATCAGAGCGGTAAGGCCGCTTGCATCGAAAACTATGCAGAGGATTGCACGAGGCTTGAAGAAATTTGTATTAGACAACCCTGAGCCGTTCATAGTACCTATTGTCTACGGTGAACGAATAGGACAAGCTCCAAGAGTTCACGACATTAAGAAACCACTACCGACAATAGATCACAACCGGTTGGTTACGGCTACGCTCATCCAGTATCATTCAGAGACTGCCTCCGGCGGAGTACGAGGACAGACCATAGAAGCCCCTATCATGACAGTGGATGGGTCGAACAGATACGGACTTGTCACATCATTCCTTAGCAAGTTTTATAAGACCTGCACAGGTCAGGATGAAAGAGAGCCATTACATACAGTGACTACATCAGCCGGGCACTTCGGAGAGGTTAGAGCGTTTCTGATCAAATACTATGGCGAAGGTACTGGCCAGGACATTGAACAGCCACTTGACACAGTGACATCAAGAGACCGGTTCGGACTTGTGACCATCAAAGGCGAACAGTATCAGATAGTGGATATTGGACTTAGGATGTTGGAGCCGAGAGAACTGTATGGGTGCCAAGGCTTCCCAGATGATTACATCATAGATCATGACAGCACAGGTAAGACATATTCAAGAAGTGAACAGGTTAAGAGATGTGGGAATGCAGTTTGTCCACCTATACCGGCGGCGATGGTGAGGTCGAATCTTCCAGAGCTTTGTGTAAGAAAAAGGATGCCAAACATGAGGATAGGCGAAGAAGAAAATGGACAGTTGTGTTTTGTGTAACGGGTTTGAGGGGATTTGAACCCCTCGGTGCCCAAATTTTGCGTTGATGATAATGAAATAACGATGAATTTTAGTGATATTTATGAATGGCTTCAATCAGAAGCGGAATAGGAGAGAACATGGAAGACAGATATTTATTCAAGGCAAAGAGAGCTGATAATGGAGAATGGGTTATCGGATTTCACGCATACATACATAAAAAACATTATATTTACACCGGGCAACTAATACACGGCGGATTGTATGATGTTGCTGAAAGATTTGAAGTAGACCCATCCACCATCTGCCAATGCACAGGTTTGAGAGACGAGCACGGCAAGCTGATTTGGGAAAATGATATTGTAAAAGATTTCTTCAGTGATGCGTGCGCACCAATTAGATATGGCAGTTATCAAAACTGTTTTGATAACTCAAAAGCAGAGCATATCGGATTTTATGTAGATTGGTCAGGAAAGTATACTAAAAATTACAGAAAAGATTTAGGTTATTGGATAAATATGGTTAAGGCAGAGGTTATTGGCAACATTTTTGATGATCCAGAATTGATAAAGGAGATTTGAGCAAATGATTAAAAGAAAACTGTATAAATGGATGTTCAAAAAGATATACTTTAGAATTTGCAATATCGAACAGGGATTTTTCATGGCAGGATACATGGACAGATCAAACGACTGTATCAGATTGGAGAATCTGCTGAATAAATACAAAGAATATATTATTTACTAGAGAGGTGATACATAATGGCATATGCAGGCAAATGCGATAGATGCGGCGGGTTTTACGACATTCCGTTTGAACACGGAGCAGCAATAAGGGCAAGGATGGTTGATGTGTTCGGTGATGCAGTAGAGACAAAGGATCTATGCCCGGACTGTCTGGAAGAACTGCGAGATTTCCTTGAAGGGGCACAGCTCAGTGATCCATTGGGAGAAAGACAGATAGGGTTTAAGACACAGGTAGATCCGTACAATCATCTGATGAACAGGTTTACCCGGAAGGAGTGAAAGGATGGCTAAATCAGATAGAAAACTCCATGAGGCAAGGATGGCTGGTGCAATCTGGATCATGAAGCTGATAGAAGACAAAGGCATAGATGAAGCAAGAAAAGAACTTGCGACAAGGAGAGCAATGTTTGTCCCACTGGAAATCAGCCAACAGCAGCTTGACGAAACAGTATATAAAATTAAAATGAACACTATAGACTGCGTTCTGATCATGAGCTGTATGGTGCTTAGGGATGAATTTGGGTTTGGACAGAAACGGATTAAGCAGTTCTTTGACAGATTCAATTTAAAAACAGAGTGCTTATGTGATGGAAATGTAGTCTGGGATGATTTTATCGAAGCATTGAAAGAAGAGACAGGCATTGAATTCTCAATCAGAGAAAACAAATAAGGAGATGTGGTCGGTGAAAGCAAAAGAATATTTAAGACAGGTGGACCTCCTGGACATAAGAATACAGCAAAAGAAGAGCTATGCATAAGAAAGAGAACGCCCAACATGCGGATAGGGGAAGAAGCTGATGGGCAGTTGTGTTTTGTATAAGTAGTAACATATAGATTGAGTATTTGGAAGGTGGTATGAGAAGAATGAGAGCAAAGGAATATCTTGAGCAGGTAGAAAAGATTGATAGGATGATATCAAATAAGCAGGCAGAGCTTGAACAGTGGATGGCAATAGCTACATCATCAACTGCACCTATGGATGGAACAGATAGGGTACAGACCTCTACAAATCAGCAGAAGATGGCTGAGGCTGTCAACAGATATGTGGATATTCAGCGCGAAATAGACACTGATATCGGCAAGATGATGCAGATAAAGAGTGAAGTTATCAGAACTATAGAGCAGCTCCCTACATTGGAATATGATGTCCTTCATAAGATATACATACAGTATAGAGGATTTAAAGAGATATCCGGAGACTACAATAAGGCATATTCATGGGTTACTACAATCCATGGCCGGGCTTTGAAGCACCTTCAGGAGATATTAGACGGAAGGAAAATATAGAATGGAAACATACGATAACCTCAACGAAAGGGTTGCAGGTTTATTGATAAGTGCAATAATAACACAGGCCATAAAGGATTATGAATATGGGCTGAAATATTTAAAGGCTGAAGCAACTACAAGTCGCATGGCAAATAAGATTTGCAATGCAACAAGGTTGTACTTTGATAGTGAAAGATTTTTTTGTTCCCCATGGTTTGGGATGATGTGTAATGCCAATGGGGAAGAGATACTTGACAGAATGAAAAAACACTACTGTGAATATTCTTGCAGTATACTCAGTGATGAGAATACGAAAAAGAAAAATAAGAGGAAAGTGAAGCTGACAATTTAAAAAGTGTTAAAAAATGTTCGTCTGTGACTTTTTTGTAAAAAAGTGTTAAAAAATGTTCGTCTGTGACTTTTTTGTATATTGTAGAAGCACTTGATAGATGTTATGATAAACTTTGAAAAAAGTATATTAATATGATTTATAAGGGAACAGCTCTTGCCATTGGGTTGTTCCCTTTTCTTTTGCCTGCCAGGTTTAGACCTCCTTTACTGGCAGGCTTTTTGTTTGGAAGAAGGTGATTGTGATGGCAAAATTAACGGCAAAACAGCAGAGGTTTTGTGACGAATACCTGATTGACCTTAATGCCACACAAGCAGCTATAAGGGCAAGATATTCTCCAAAGACAGCATGTGAACAGGCTTCAAGATTGTTAGCAAATGTTAAGGTTCAGGAAGTGATTGCAGTTGAAATGGCTAGAAGGTCAAAAAGAACAGGAATTAATCAAGATCGGGTTTTGATGGAAATTGCAAAGATGGCATTTGTGAACATTGATGATGTGATTGATCTTAACACTGCACAAGTAAAAGAGACAGCAACAAAGGAAGATCTTGCTTGTATACAGTCTGTGAAGATAAAACCGACAGAGTATGGAACTGAAAGAGAAGTCAGGATGTGTGACAAGAAGTCAAATCTTGAACTTCTTGGAAGGCATTTAGGGATGTTTAAGGATAAAGTTGAGGTTGAAGCAGATATGGACCTGAATATCAATATTGATTATGGAGATGAGCTATGAACATAAATGTCAAGATGAATCCATGCTTCAAGGAAGTGGATAGAAGTAAGAAAAGATACATAGTCATGAAGGGCAGTGCAGGAAGCGGCAAGAGCGTTGACACTGCACAGCACTACATCCTAAGGCTAATGAAGGATAAGGGAAGAAACCTTGTGGCAATGCGTAAGTCAGACATTACGAATAGAGACAGCACCTTTGCAGAGCTTACAGGAGCTTTGTATAAGATGTTTGGTGACAAGTACGATAAGTATTGGCAGGTGAATAAGTCGCCACTTATGCTTACATTCAAGCCTAACGGAAATCAGATCATATTCAGGGGCATGAATGACGATAGACAGCGTGAGAAGCTTAAGTCAATCACTTTCCCAAGAGGTAAGCTTACAGATGTATGGCTTGAGGAAGCCACAGAGTTTACACAGGCAGACTTGGAGATTATTGATGATAGATTGCGTGGCGAGTTACCGGAAGGACAGTTTTATCAAATTAGAATGACATTCAATCCGGTTAATAAAAGCCACTGGATTAAGAAGGTCTTTTTTGATAGACGTGATCCTGATGTCTTGACACATAGTTCAACATATTTACAGAACAGGTTCATTGATGAAGCCTATCACCGAAGGATGGAACGGCGAAAAGAAGTTGATCCTGAAGGTTATCAGATATATGGACTTGGCGAATGGGGCGAGATAGGCGGTCTTATATTGCACAACTGGGATGTGGCTGACATATCACTCAACTTGAATGACTATGACGATGTTGCAATCGGGCAGGACTTTGGTTTTAATCATGCCAATGCCATCCTATTACTTGGTATTAAAGATGATGATATATACATTCTTAATGAAGTGTATTGCTTTGAAAAGGATACATCGGAGATTATACCACTTGCACAGGAAGCAGATATTCCAATGAACAAGGAAATGTGGTGCGACAGCGCAGAACCTGACAGGATCAAGATGTGGAAAGAAGCCGGATATAGAGCCAAGCCGGTTGATAAGGGTGGTTCACAAGGCTCTGTTAAGGCACAGATTGACTGGCTTAAAGGTGTTGTGTCGAAAAGTAAGGCGGTCAAAAGAAAGATACATGTACATCCGCAATGTGTCAATACCATCAAGGAGTTGCAACAGTGGAAGTGGAAACATGACGAAAAGACAAACACATATCTTGATGAGCCGGTACCATTCCAGGATGATGCCATGGCTGCCTTAAGGTATGGCATAGAACGCTGGCGGAAAAGAAAGAGAATATGTCTTTAACATATACAGAAAGGACCATTCAAATGGACGATTTAAAAGAGCCTATAACAAGAAAAGAAAGATACTTAGCTGCTATTACGGGTATTGCAAATGACGTACCAGAAGAGCCTATAACGAGAGAAGAAAGGTACTTGGCTGCAATATTAGAAAAGGGCGTGGCACCATCACCTTCTGGTGAGGTCAAAACCTATGGTGAAGCAACATGTCAGATGGTTTCAGGCAAAGGAATCGTAGCAGCTGAAATTGGAGTGGCGACTACAAAAGAGCCAACAGTAGTGTCACTAAACAGATTGGGATCACAGCCGGGAGTGCTGTATCCGTGGAAACTTACGAAAGGCGATTCAATAACCCTATCGTGCCAGGATACATCTCACCCAGCATTCACTGTTCGATTCTTCTCAGAAAACTATAGCCAGGTGGATTACTGGACATTATCGGCAGAACAAACTTCAAGAACGCTTACAGTTGCTTATGACAGTGAATTTGTAGGCACATCAGAAGACTACTCAGCTTATCAGTTAATGGTAGAAGCAGGCGAAGTAGCACATGATTATGAGGAATATAAGGAGAAGAGTGATGAGTAATAAGATTAAAATAATACAGTTACAAAAAATGGGTGCGTCTGGAAGCTATGTTCCAGATGTAACAGATGAGAAGATACAGGAGATAGCAACAGCTATTGGATGCAGTGTCAATAAGATAGATGATACTACCTGGTGCTTATTCAGAGGTGAGAATAATACCACAGGATTCTTGTTCCAACTTAGCAGTAATAGCTTGAATATATGCATGTATCAGGATGGAACAAAGCCATCCCATAATAACTTACCAATATACAGCATAGGCTTAGGCAATAGCAATAATAATGTGGCTCACTTCTCATACATCTTAGGAAAGAATAACAGTGTAGCTTTTGGACTTTCTAAAGATAAATGTGTCGATTCGCTTAAGGCACTCATCGTGAATGCACATGCATTGAATGATGAGCAGGAAGTTGCGATATACATAGCAAGCGTATATGTTAGTAATTCAAAGCTTACATTTATAAGTTCTGATGGATCAATAGGATACACTGACAACTCAGATATTTTGTGGAAAACAGGCAATGAAAACTTCACAAAATTGACACCACTTACCATCGATCTGAATGATGGTGCCCTTATAGTGGATGGTGCATATCTTCCTATCTGCCTGAAAAGCACAGGTGGCGGGCACTACCACTTTACCCTCAATGGAAAGAACTTCTTTTTGACAGATAGTGACGGAAAGAGTAGCCCGATGAGCAATACAAATCAGCTCGTGCTTGAACTTCCTGATGAGGGATAAATGAGGTGGTGAATATATTTGCTGACGATAGAGGAAATAAGAAAATTCATAAATGAAGACACGGCATCAATTAAGAAAAAGAATGCAGTAACTGGTGCGAGATACTATGACGGAGATCACGATATCAAGGACTACAGGCTTTTCTATTACAATTCAGATGGAAATCTGGTTGAAGATAAAACGAGAAGCAATATCAAGATATCACATCCGTTCTTCACAGAGCAGGTTGACCAGGCAGTGCAGTATATCCTGTCTGGGGAACAATTCATAAGGTCAGATGTACCGGAGCTACAGGAAGAACTGGATGCGTACTTCAATGAGAATGAAGACTTCACAGCAGAATTGTCAGAATGTCTGACAGGTTGCATGTCAAAAGGCTTTGAATATATGTATGCGTACAAGAATGCAGACAATAAGCTTGCGTTTGAATGTGCTGATTCTATTGGAGTAATAGAGGTTGAAGGCAGGTTCACACAGGATGGCAGAGACTATGTGATATATTGGCTGATTGATAGAATTGACATTGATGGTCATGTGATTAAAAGAATCCAGGTATGGGATGATGAACAGACATGGTACTACACACAGAGTGATGATGGCGAAATCCTGGTTGATGATTATGTTGAAATTAATCCCAAGCCACACATCCTGTATTCCAAAGAAGGAGAATCTGAAACATATTATGACAGCCTGGGATTCATCCCATTTTTTAGGCTTGACAATAACAAGAAGCAGGTAAGCAACTTAAAGACAATCAAGGATCTGATTGATGATTATGACCTTCACAGCTGTTCCTTGTCGAACAACCTTGTGGACTTCGATACACCTATTCATGTAGTCAAAGGCTTTGAAGGTGACAACCTGGATGAATTGCAGCAGAACCTGAAGACAAAGAAGCTTATAGGAATGGAATCGTCTGATGCAGGTGCAGGACTTGAGATTAAGACTGTAGACATTCCATACCAGGCAAGGCAGACAAAGCTTGAATTGGATGAAAAGAACATCTACAGATTTGGCATGGCATTAAATACAGCAGGCTTGAAGGACACCAATGCAACTACAAACATTGCTATCAAGTCAGCTTATGCATTGCTTGACATGAAGTGCAATAAACTTGAAATCAGGCTTAAGCAGTTCTTAAGAAAGATTCTTAAGGTCGTTGTTGCCGAGATTAACAGCAACAACGGCACTGATTATCAAATTAAAGACGTGTATTTCTGCTTTGAACATGAGGTCATGACAAATGCACAGGAGAATGCACAGATCGAACTGACAGAAGCACAGAGGAAGCAGATTGAAATAAATGTTATATTGAGCCTTGCCAATACGATTGATAGTGACACAGTGATTCAGATGATCTGTGACACATTAGATATTGATTATATGGAGTTGAAGGATAAACTGCCAAAGGATGAAGAGGAGCTTACAACTAAGGCACAGACGGCATTGGATGGTGTTGTGACAGATGAATAAAAAGCAAAAGGAAGTATTGCAGAGCTGCCTTGATATAGAAAGCCGGACACTTAAGGGGCTTAAGCAAACATATAAACAAGCATTAAGAGACTGCAATCAGAAGATACGAGAATTATCATCAAGAACCGATATGGAGAACCTACAGTCTGTAATATACCAGAAACAGTATCAGGAAGCTCTAAAGAGGCAGCTTGAAGGGGTTATGGCAAATCTACAGTCAGGTGCATATGCTAAGATATCAGACTATCTTGCACAATGTTATCAGAATGGCTTTGTAGGGACCATGTACGATCTTGCTGGTCAGGGGATACCGCTTATTATTCCAGTTGACAAAAACGCTATAGCAAAGGCTATACAGTTAAAATCTAAGCTGAGTAAAAGCCTATATGATAGACTGGGCGAGGATGTAGGGGCACTTAAGAAATCTGTCAGCTCAGAACTGTCAAGAGGTATAGCTGCCGGACTTACATGGAATGAAGTTGCCGGGAATATGAGTAGATCATTTAAGCATACCCCATTCAATAGGGCGTATAATAACTCTGTAAGGATAGCAAGGACAGAGGGACATAGAGTTCAGGTACAGTCAACTATGGACGCACAAAGAAAGGCAAAGTCCAAAGGTGCTGACATGGTGAAGCAGTGGGACGCTACGCTTGATAGTGCCACTAGGGACGCTCATAGAGAGCTTGATGGTAAGATTGCTGAGATAGATGATGACTTCAAGTGGTCTGGTGGTTCTGTTTCAGCTCCGGGTATGTTTGGTGATCCTGCACAAGACTGTAACTGCCGTTGTGCGTTGTTATCCAGAGCTAGATGGGCATTAGATGATGATGAACTAAAGACCTTACAGGATAGAGCTACATATTTTGGGATTGACAAGTCAGAAGACTTTGAGGATTATAAGAATAAGTATCTGGGAATATCTGATGAGGATGTTGAAAAACATTGCGATAAAACGCTTGAAAAATCAAGTGATGATAATATAATAAAGCTAGGAATTAATTTATTTGATAAAAATGATCCACTTTACCTTGATATGTTTAGTATTGAGGAGGAACCGGGTTTTGAAGATATTGGTTTGCACGGTTCGCCTGAATCAGTTCAGAAAATAATTGACGGAAAACCTAGGAATTTCACAGCTAAGGAATTTGCTGATTATTTACAGAAAAATGGATATCATGGTGGAGATATAAGGTTGGCTTCTTGTTCAACGGGAAAGGGTAATAACAGTTTTGCTCAGCAGCTTTCTAAGGAACTTGGTGTGAGAGTAAAGGCGCCTGATGATGATGTTTATTTTGCACCTAATGAGGGAATTTTGTTTGTAGGAAGTCCCAATATGAATATAGGACATTGGAGAATATTCAATAACGGAGTTGAAGAATGAAAAATATAGGTTTTTTTAGTGAGATGAAACTATATGCAGATAATGGAAGTGTAAAAGATAATATTGCAAATGAAGTTTCGTATGATAAGGATAAGGTCATTAATTATCTTTCAAAGCAAAAACGTATTGCAGGGTGTCCTAGGGTAGCGATTGATTGCCTGACTGGTGAAACTATTGCACCGAGTTTTTCTGTATATAGTGATGGAGAATATGAATGGTGTGACTTCCTAATATACCATATAAAAAAATACAATATAAAACTTCCTGTTGATTTCCTAAAGAAGATAGAACAGTAACTGGGCACTTTGCAATAAGATGCAGAGTGCTTTTTTAGTGTCAGAAAGGATTTAGAATGAAAAAAATATGTCCTAAGTGCAAAAGAAAATACACTGAGTTAGAAAATTACTGCACAAAGTGTGGTATTGAATTAGAGAAAGAGCCTAACAGATGTTCGGCTAACAAGACCATAATGTGTGAGCATAGAGTGTTTCAAGATGATGATAATTTTTGCTCGTACTGTGGGTCTCTGACGACATATGCATTGGAGCGACAGCACTAATACATATTATAATTAAATAACGGAAATACAGGCAGTCAATAGGCTGCCTTTTTTCATGCAATTTTTTTAGAAAGAAGGTGAAAAACATGGATATAACACAGATGGGAACAGTCCTTGCAATCGTTGTAATCACATACCTGATTGGGCTTGTCGCAAAGGTAATTCCAGGCGTTAAAGATGAGCTTATTCCTGTGATCGTTGGAGTGTCTGGTGGCATTCTTGGTGTGATCGGAATGTATGTGATTCCTGACTTCCCTGCACAGGATCTACTAAATGCTATTGCAGTTGGCATCGTATCTGGACTGGCGTCAACCGGCGTGAACCAGGTGTACAAACAGATAGGAAAGGGGGAATAGTTAATGAAAGCAAGCACTATAGTAAATAAGGCATTAAACTATGTTGGCGTAACCGAAAAGTACAATAATAATGTAAAATTCAATACAGATTATTACGGCATTGTTGTAAGTGGGGCAGAGTATAGATGGTGTATGACATTTGTTTGGGATATATTCAGAGAGTGTGGTGCATCTGCTCTATTCTATGGCGGTAAAAAAACAGCTTCATGTACAACACTGATGAAATGGGCAAAGTCAGTTAAAAAGTGGCATACAAAGGGTTTCAGACCTGGTGATGTGGTTCTGTACAATTTTGACAAGATCTCTGATGCTGATCATGTGGGTATAGTCTATAAGGTATATGACGGATATGTCATGGCTATTGAAGGGAATACCTCGCCTGATAAACATGGCTCACAATCTAATGGTGGTATGGTTTGCATCAAAAAGAGAACCAGTGATCTTATACTTGGAGTATACAGACCTGATTATGATGCCGAGACAGGAACTGTAATCCCAGCAAACCCTACACTAACAGCCGATGCAAAGAAGGAGTTCATCAGGTCGGTGCAGAAGGCATGTGGTGCCAAGGTTGACGGCATAGCAGGCCCAGAAACACTAAGCAAGACAGTCACATTGTCCGCAAAAAAGCACAGAAAGCATGCAGCGGTGAAGGCTGTACAGGTGTATCTGAATAAGTTGGGATATGTCTGTGGCACACCTGATGGAGTTGCAGGGCCATTGTTCACAAACGCTGTGAAGGCATATCAGAAGATGCATGGCTGTGTTGTTGATGGTGAGATTACCGCAAGAAATAAGACATGGAAGAAGCTGCTTGGTTTAATCAAATAATGATTGCATACGCATCCGCAAAGGGTGCTTTTTTTATGCCCGGAAGGTGGCATTTATACCTTCAAAATATGCCCTGAATATGGCATTTAAACTGTTCTTGCCAGTGGAGATCCCACGATTAAAAATAATGGCAAATGAAAGGAAAGAGATATGGATTTTTTAAAAGAGATTCTTGGAGAAGAACTGTTTGCACAGGTTAAGGAAAAGATAGATGTACACAATGGTGACGAAGCAAACAAGGATAAGCAGATTAAGATTGGCAACCTTGGTTCTGGTGAATATGTAGGAAAAGGCAAATATGATGCCCTACAGGAAGCTATGACAGGCAAGGACACAGAAATCACAAATGCAAACAACCTGATTGCAGAACTGAAAAAGGCATCTAAAGGCAATGAAGACATGCAGAAGAAATTCACAGAGTATGAAGCTGAGAATGCAAAGCTGCAGGCAGAACTTGCTGAAACAAAGATGAAGGCTGCACTTAAGGTTGCACTTATGACTGGAGGCGCCGTTGATGTGGACTATCTCGCATTCAAACTTAAGGAAAAGCTTAAGGAAAAGGGTGAAGCCCTTGAAGTTGATGAAAACGACAACATCAAGGGATGGACTGATAAGCTGTCAAGTTTGAAGGTTCAGTTCCCAACAATGTTCAGATCAGCATCTTCAGAGGGTGACAAGAAGATCCTTGAAAACAAGCTTCAGCATGGAACCAAAGAACAGACTGTCACAAAGGAACAGTTCCAGAAGATGGGCATTGAGGAAAGAAGCAAATTCAAAGCTGAAAATGAATCCCTGTACAACCAGTACGCAGGAAAACAGTAAGAAAGGTAAAAGGTAAAAAATATGGCTAGAACAGGATTATTTGGTGGATTCTCATTTGATGAAGAGGTCTTCACAGACATGATGCAGGAGCAGGATTATTGGAGAAATGAAATCCTTGCTTCAGGAGTAGTACAGAATGATCCATCAATCATGGATGCGATTGGTTCAAGCGGTAACGTGGCAACCATTCCAATATATACACCACTCAACATTTATGACACAAACATGCTGCCACTCAATAATGATGGCAATACAAACAATACACCTGTTGAGATCTCAGGCAAGAAGCAGACATGTATGCTTACCCAGAGAATGAAGGCATTCAAGGCCAAGGACTTCACAAAGGAATTAACAGGTGCAAAGCCTTTGGATCTAATCAAGGGCAAGATCTCAAGCTACTACACACAGGTATGGGAAAGAGAGTTAATGAACATTCTTGATGCCGTTCTTGGTGTGTCAGCACTTTCAAGTCATGTCACAGACTTATCAGTCACTTCAGGAACTGTTGCAGCAGCAAACAAGGTTACTGAAACAACAGTGATTGATGCTGAACAGGCAGCACTTGGAGACATGGCAGGCGGTCTTGGTCTTATGATCATGCATTCAAAGATTTATGCTGCTTATCAGAAACTTGGCCTTGTGGAGTATGACAAGTATGTCGTAGGAAAGGCTATTCAGCAGGAAATCACACTTCCAAAGATCAACGGCAAGATTCCATTTGTAACAGACTACTACACAGTAGATACAGCTGTTACAAGCTACCCTGTATATAAGACATATCTTCTTGGTGAAGGTGCATTCTTATCAGCAGATAAGAACAACTATGAAAAGCAGTACACAACAGACTATGATCCAGAGACTGCAGCAGGAACAGACATGTTCTACACAAAGCAGGGTAAGGTTCTTCATCCAAATGGTCTTTCACTTAATGTTGACAACATCACAGGTGAATCACCAACATTTGATGAACTTGGTACAGCTGCAAATTGGTCACTTAAGTTCAATCCTAAGAATGTAAAGATTGGAATGATCAAGTCTAACGGCTAATAGAAAGGAGTGGCACCATGAACAGATTTATTATCGTTGATGGTCTGCCTTACTTATATGCTGATAACAAGGCATATGCTGTCAGATGGGATGATAAAGGTTTCACAGTGGGAACAGAAGTCAAACTGGCTTCTGTGCCTGATGTGACCTATTCAGAACTATCAATCCTGGCTAAGTGCCAGGGCAGACTTGACAGCATCAAGGCAACAACACCGAAGGCAGCAACACGAAGAAAGAAAAGTGAATAGGCGGTGATCTAATGATAATGACAGTTGAAGAACTGAGAGAGTATATTACCACGAAAGAGACTGATCTGCTACTTGAAGCAAAGCTTAGAGCGGTTGAGCAGCTTATAAGGAAATATACTAATAATAACTTCCAAAAAAGAGCATATAGAGTTACTGCAGATATAGCAAAGGATGTATTTCTATCAGATGTGTTGGTGCCGTTTAAGATTGGTGATACCATTCAGATTTCAAACTCCCCTATGAATGATGGAATATATATAGTGACAGAAGTTGAAGTTTCAACGTTTAAGGTTGATATGGATGTACTGGATGGCACAAATGTAATTGTGACCAAAGTTGAATATCCTATGGATATTAAGCTTGGAGTTGTTAATATGATCAAGTGGGATCTTGAGAATAGAAGCAAAGTGGGAATACAGTCTGAGACTATATCCAGGCATTCTGTGACGTATTTCAATATGGATGGGGACAACTCAGCACTGGGATACCCTAAGTCGCTTATAGGCTTCTTAAAGCCGTATATGAAAGCACGGTTCTAGGAGGATAGTGATGATAGGTGGAAACATAGATGGTGTATTTCAGGTTAAATCCGTGACTAAGAATAAAATAGGCGAGGATGAGGAAAAATGGGAAGCTGTTCAGCTCATATGTGGGTGGCTTGATTTAATGTCAGGTGACTCAAAGTATACGTCATATTATGCAAAAGTTCAGGAGTCAACACATATATTTGTGGCGGATTATGTCGATCTTGACAGTTGTATTGCTTCCGGTAATTCCAGAATGGTGATTGGCAAGGGTATATATGATGTGAAATACATTGATGATCCTATGGAAATGCACCAGCAATTAGAAATATATCTTACATATATAGGAGATGAGTAATATGGCCGTGGAGTTTGAAGATAATCTCGTAGAGGTGATAGGTACACTTAATGAAGCAGCCATTAATTTTTTATATGAAGCTGCCGGAGAAGTGCAATCTATGGTCAAGCGGAACACTGCGGTAGATACAGGGCAGTTGAAAAACTCATGGGATTATG